GCCTTCTGCCACTTCTCCATCGCTGCCTCCTGCCCGGCTTTTCCGCCAGGACAAGGCACATCGTAGCAGGCTCAAAACGCCGCGCAACACCTTTCTTCAACTTTTTCAATCGCCCCCGGCGTGGGTGGTCACAAGCGTCTCCCTGATCAGCGCATCGAGGCGCTCGCGTCCTAGCAGCAGCAGCGCGGTCGCGACCATGATTGCGCGGGACGATGGAGCCCCTTCGTTTTCGTCGGGCAGGACGCAGTAGAGCACCTCGCCGTCGGGCGAGAATACGATCGCGCTGTGTCCGGGTCCGATGTTCACTCCACGTCCACTTCGGGAGAGAGTATGAACACCTCCCCGCCCAGGGCGCGGTCGCGGCAGAAGCATCCGTACCTGTTCGCGAGAGCGATGTCGCCCTCCATCAGGTCGCACGACTGGCGGCACTCCTCGGCACGCTGCCGACGGTTTGCGTCGTGCTGCCACGACAGAGCGGCGGCAGCCGTGGCGATGGCGGTCAGGCAGAACACGGCGATGGCCCAGGGGTAGTCGAAGCTCTTTTGCATGCCGGTCATCCGAGCTTGCCGATCAGGGCGCGGATCGTCTCGTCCATCCGAGCCGCGCTCCGGTAGGTGCGAATGTAGTCGAGCCCCAGCCTGGAAAGCTCCTTTGCGCCGTCGGGGAACTCGCTCAGGCGCCTCGACGCATCGGCTACCTTGCGAAGGTCATCGGACAGCGCCCAGTACGCCGGGCTCAACTCCTCGCGCAAGTCGCCCCACCAGCCGCCGACCACAGGCACGCCCGCAGCGAACGCCTCGTGCTCCGCAAGCCCGAACCCTGCCCCGCGAGGCAACGCCGAGAGGAAGCCAGAGCACGAAGAGAGCAGCTGCGCCTTCTTGGCTCCCGCCGCAAAACCGGCGGGCTGGTCCTGGCCGTAGAAGGTGTGAACCGTTCCTCGCGTGATCGCCGGGACGATGCCCTCGCGGTCGTCGCCGCGCGTGTTCGGCCTACTACGAAGCGACCAGAGGTTGTTCGGGGCCCACTTCCATACCGGCTCCGGCTCGTAGGCGGGGCTCAGAAAGTGGAACGGGATCTTCTCTCTACCGGCGGACTGGAGCCACGCCACCATGTTGCTGAAGCAGACCGCCCCGCTGATCCCATCCTCGAACTCGCGCGGAAGCAGGTGCCTCTGGTAGCCGTTGTGCATGACCCAGAGCAGCTTTGCTTGCGGCCAGAGCCGACTCGCCCGACGGTGGTGCTCGGGTGAGCAGATCAGGACGACCTGCGGCGCCGGGTCGATCTCATGGTCCCACGTCGGAACCGTGAGCATCGAGGCCTCTTGAAGCCCCTCGTGATCCCCCAGCGGATACGCGCGGAAGTGCCACTCGCCAGACCGGCCGAGAATGTTCAGCAGCGTGGGCGACTGGATCGCGGCGACGACGCTGAACTTGCTCACTTTGCCTGCCCCTCGGAGCGCATCGAAATGCGAAGCAGCACGAGGTAGCCGATCAGGTCGAGCACGACGTCCTCCCCAGCGGCGCTGCCGCGCGCCAGCCGGGACAGCTTGTCGTCAAGCCGAACCAGAAGCTGCTCGGTCGGCGTGGCCTTGCTGAAGATCCTCACGGGTTCCAGCGCGGAGTTGCCGTAGGCAGCGTTCTTCTCGACCAGCACCTTCGCGACGGCGAGGCACTCGTCCACGATGGCATCGCCCATCGGAGCACGCGCCGCGAAGATGCAGAGATCCTCGATCTGTTGGGACGTCATGCGCCCGCTTCTACACCGCCCACAAGTGTCTGACAAGTCCTGGCGGCCCAGCGCAGATCGAGTAGTCTGACCTCATGGCCGCCGCTGGCATCCTCTTCGTCTGCCCCGCCACGAGCCGGATGCTCCTGGGGCTTCGGAGCGAGCAGGTTCACGCCCCTCACTGCTGGAGCGTGATCGGCGGCAGCATGGAGCCAGGGGAGACGCCGGAGCAGGCCGCGGTGCGAGAGGCCCGAGAAGAAGTGGGCTACCACGACGAGATCCTGCTGATCCCAAGCCTCGTCTACGTTCGGCCTCCGCACTTTCGGTACTGGAACTTCGTCGGACTGGTGCCGAGCGAGTTTCGTCCGAAGCTGAACGGAGAGCATCTCAGGGCAGAGTGGTTCTACCCAGACCGACCTCCGAGGCCGCTGCACCGGGGCACCGCCCTGCTTTTGGACATGGCGCGCAGCCAGATCGCCCGCGCCGCCGCAGGAGGCTACGAATGACCGAAGCGAGTGAGAAGGTGAACGAGATCCGCGAGCGGATTGCCGACGAGAACCCCGAAGCCTTGTTTGCAGATGGCTTCGATGACGCCCTGATCGGCCCGCTCCGCCGATGCGGACAGCCGACGCTCGCAGCCTACTCGTACCGCAAGGCCGTCGAAGTGCTCATGCGGGAGGATTCCAAGGGGAACCCTGGTATGTCCTACGAGGACGCCGTCGAGTGGATGGAGTTCAACGTGGTCGGAGCCTGGATGGGCGAGCACACGCCCGCGTGGATTCAGGACGACTCGGACGACTCCGACTGACCCGCGGCCTGCTCGTGGGCCTGGATCTGCGAGCTTGCCTCCGCGACGACGTGCTGCCACGTCACGGAGTCCTCGGAGTCGGCCACGGGCGCTCCCTGAGCGATGCACTCGGCCAGACGGTGCAGCGCGTACCCGCGGGCCTGCGACCATACGGCCACGTCAGCGATGTGCAGGGCGCTGAAGATCACCGAAGGCGCGAGCACCGGCAGACGCACCGACCCGCCTTGCGTCCACCCTTCGACCAGCGACCCGCGGTCTTCCTCGGGCAGGGCAAGCCGAGCGTGGGCCTCGCGCTCCACCTCGGACACCAGCGAGCACTCGGCTGCCGCGCGCCACGCTGGGCCGTCCGAAGCGTTCCACCGCCCCTTGCCGAGACCTCGCGCCCAGGCCGCCCGCGCCGTTCCTGCGCTACTGCCGCCCGCGTTCGCCACGCCGCCGAGCCCGTGCAGGTCGAGCGCGATGAGCGCGGCCACAAACCCGTGCTCCGCGCCAGGACCGATCGCCGCCTTCGCCGCCTCGACCGTCTGCTGGCAGCGCCAAGCGTGGCGAGCCGGAGCGGTGAGACGCCGCAGCGCGTCCAGTTCTTCGCGACCCAGGTGAGGCAGGCTCTGTTCGATGCTCGCCCAGGTGGGGGGAGCGCTTTGAGACTTGTTCGTCGTCATGCTGGGTAGACGTCGGGCGAGCGGCCGGGCTGACAACTACTTCGTCCGACCACCATCACCGATGGTTCCGGGGTCTGGCTTCACGACCGCGAGCTTTGATTCGTAGACGATCACGGCGGCCATGCACGAGGAACACGTCGGGCGCCGCCACTCGAAGCCGCGCTTGAACTCTGCCCAGGGACCACAAAGGGTCCAGGCCGCGCCCGCCGAGATCGGCGGGGGCGTGGCCTGTTCCTGCGTCAGGTGCCACTGGTCGTCAGCCAGCAGGACGCACTGGTAGACGGGCTTCCCGTCCACGTTGCGCCGCTCTGACGATGCGAGCTTCTTCGCCATGTGGCACCCGACGCGACGGTCAGCAGTCGGTCGTCAGGAAGTGGTTCAGATCGTAGGGGTCTTCCTCGACACGACGCCTGCGCTTGGTGGCCTTTCGATCGGACTCGACCTCATCGAGCGACTCGTGCTCGCGGAGCCGCTGTTCGGCGTGCTTCAGAGAGACCTCGCGCTCGATCGTGTGGGGCGAGTAGGGGCTGAAGATCAGGGTGAGCGCGTTGAAGGTCAGATCCATCGTGCCGTTCACGTTGTCGAACATGAACTTCAGGTGGCCGATGGAATCGTCCTCCATGCGGCAGACGAGCGCCATGCCGATCAGCACCGCGGCCACGGGCTCGTAGCTCAGGATGTCCACGTCGTAGGGATCCCGAAACTGGTGGACGCGGCGGTTCACGGCGTCGATGTTCTCGACCTTGTACTTCTTCGCAAGCTCTTGCAGCCTCGCCGCCCGCGCGTGCGCGGACGCCCGTACCTCTCCGATTCGCTCCTCGACCGCCATGCGGATCTCCCGATCGGTCTTGCGGAACACAAGGCCGTCGTTGTGACGAAGCCGCTTCAACTCGCTGGTGTAGTCCATCGTGCCTCCTGTGCTTGCGACATACACCGGCACGGCTCCCAGGTCAACTGGCATCTGTCAGACACCTCGGGCATGATGCGGCGCATGACCGACGTGAAGATCGACCTGACCCTGGGCGAAAAGCTCGGAAAAGAACTCGAAGATGGGCTCTTGATCTACTACCGGATCAAGGAGCACAAGCTCGACTACTCCATGATGAACCGGCCGCACCCCGACCTGAGCAGCGTAGACGACCACGCCCTCGCGACGGTGATCGTCTACGCCGGTCGCAACTTCGAGATCGTCCACGACCCGAAGCGTGGCGAGGCAGAGCGCGTCGATCGGCAGGACGGACGCAGCGTGACCTACAACGAGTCGATCGACATCGACTTCGAGAACCGGAAGATCACGAGCACCCGCCGTCGGGACATGACCCTCACCGTGCTCGAAGGCGTCGTCGCGGACCTGATCCGCCGAGCGCCAGAGCCCACCAAGAGCGTCAACTGACCATGCCGACCTACACCTACGAGTGCCCGACCTGCAAGCAGGAGTTCGAGGCCGAGCAGAAAATCAGCGACCCCCCGCTCGACAAGTGCCAGACCCCTCGCTGCTCCGGCACGCCGAAGCGGACCATCCCCTCCTCCACCAGCTTCGTGCTGAAGGGGAAGGGATGGTACCGCGACGGGTACTGACTCAGCCGATCAGCGCGTGCTCGGCCCAGAAGGCCCGGCTCTCCACGACACCTTCCCAGTTCGGGATGGTCGTGTCGCCGGGCTCGCGCGGCGCGCTGGGGCCGCCGTAGGCCGTGTAGAGGACGAGGCCGTCGTGGCCCTTCGTCGGACCAGCGATGACCGTCACCATGCGCGTGCGCGGCTTCTCGACCGGATCGCGCAGCACACGGCTGGCGCACTTGCGGTTGCCGCGGATGATGTACTTCACGTCCTCCTCGGGCACCGCGGGCAGGCCGAGAGCGGGGCCGACGAGGCCGCACTCCACGGTCCCCAGATGCGCGGGGAGGGTGAAGGTCTGGATGAAGAACGAGGTGCGATCTTCGCACTGGTCGAGCAGCCACTGAAGCTGCTCGGGCGAGATGCCGTGATCGGTGTGCGACTGCGGGATGATCTTGACGGTGTTCATGCCCAGTAGACGCGGACGACCCCTCGACCCTGACAGCTGACCGCGCCTGCTCGTTCGTTTGCTTGACCGCTTGCTTGACCGCTTGCTCACGATCGACCTCTCACGCGGGCACGACGGTAGCACGGATGCGGTTCAGGCTAACCCATCGGTCGATCAGCTTCTTCGCGCAGGCAAAGCGCTCCTTCGGGATGGGAGCCTGACCCGCCACGACGGCGTAGTAGGCCGCCCTCGGCCCCGCTGGAGTCATGGAGAGCCCCTGACGGACCTCGGCCAGGACGACGCCCCGCGGGTCGAGCCAGCGGTACATGGCGCGGGTGGCAGCGTTCACAGGAGGCCCGTCTCGTTCAGCCGATCGTACATTTTGTCGGAGAGTGCCATCGTCGTGAACGCAACCGCCGCCGACGGCGCCGTTCGGATGAACTCCTCGTCGGCCCACTCAAGCTCGGGCTCGGGGTCGCCCGCGTAAGCGGTCGATGGATACAGGCGGTCGATGAACCACCCGTTGACAAGGCGCCGCTTGCCCTTGGGAAGGATCGAGACTTCCTCGACGCCCTCGTTCCAGTGCATGACCGAGCCTTTGTAGACGATGCCGTAGACCACGGGCTCGCCTTCTTCTCCGCGCGACTGGTAGAAGACCCGGCTGGGAGCCTCATCGATCTTGAACGGGAAGCTGCCGTAGCCCTTGGGCCAAAGCAGCCGCAGCATCTCCATCATCGCGTCGAGGTGCTCTTGCTCGGTCAACGACGCGCCCTCCGGCGGCGGTTCGCGGCCATGCGGCGACGCTGGTGCTTCGCGCCGACGTCGTAGGCCCCGATCACGACGTCGGCGGCCTCCTTCGCGGTCAGTCCCGCAGCCAGAAGCTCCCCGGCGATGCGCTCGACCTGTGCGTCGAGCCAGCGGTCGGAGCGACCGGCCATGCGGTCCTCGGCAGCATCCAAGATGAGCGCGTACAACTCGGCTGCGAGAGCCGCGACGCGACGGTCAGGGTTGCGGCGGGGACGAGCCCGTCGGGAGGTGCGCTTGCGGGTCATGCCGCAGACACTACCGCATCACCGATAGCGACGCGAGGTGCGCTTCGGCTTGCGACTGGTCCGCTTCGGGCGACGGCTGTTGCGCTGCGGAGAGGACAAAGGACCGATGCCCGAGGGCCAGACTGTTGTTGTGTCCCACTTGGCGCCGCCCAGGTAGGCACCGATCAGGCTGGCTCCGTCTAAGTCTGCCGCCTCCAGAGAGACATCCCACAGGTTGGCCCTGTTCAGCTTGGCCCCGCCCAGATTGGCCCGTTGCAGGTCGGCCCCGCGCAGGTCGAAACCCTGGCGAACCGCTTCCTCGACTTGCTTCTTCGTGATCGGCATGGCCCCATCCTACGCGCAGCGGGGCAGGCGTTCAAGCAAGGTAGCCTTGGACGAAGCACACCCCGGCCACGCCGCAGGCGAGGTGCCAGAGCGAGTGCCACCGATCGTACTGGCGTCGAAGTACGCGGGCGCGGCCGTGCAGATAGAGCGCGACCGCCACCGAGAGGATGCCGAAGCACGTCCAAGCAGCGTCGAGCGTCTGGACGCTCATCCAGCAGTTCGCGGCGATCACCGAGTAGGCAAGCAGGTGGTCGGCGCGAACGAAGCGGCGCTCCATCGTAAAGTGGTAGCCCAGGGTCACGGCGAGGCTGGCGAGGTAGATCGTCGCCACCACCCAGGCTCCGCCGAGGAATAGTAGGCAGATCGTCGGGACAAGCGCAAAGCTCGTCCAGAAGCTCCAGCGGGAGAGGGCGGCGCGGTGTCGGAGGGAAAGCATCTTGGGATCAACCTTCCGCGACGACCGCGTTGGCAGAACCGGCCTCGGAGCGCGTAGCGGCCAGCGGCGTGTCGCGCAGCTTCCAGGCCGACACCACCTTCTGCACGAAGCGCTCGAACTCGTCCTCCGAGAAGTCCACGCCGCCCTTGTCGAAGTATTCGCGGATCATCTCGCGGCCGTAGTTTTCCAGTATCGAAGCCATCGACTGCGAAGACAGCGGGATCGTCATCTTTCCGCCCGTCGGCTCGAAGGCAAACAAGAACTCGGGGCCCTCGATCATCACGGTCTCGCCAAGCTCGCGAGCCACGGCGCGGCGCGACCCGTCCTCCTTCAGCGCGACGTACAACTCCGACTCCGACACGCCCTGTAGAACCGGCTGATCCATCATCCGAGCGAACGCGAACAGCGGGAACAGGCGGACGAACTCGTCGGACGACATGTCCTTCGGAACCAGCACCCTGTCGCGAACCTCCTTGACGGGCTCGGGGGCTGACTTGGCCGCGAGCGCGGCGGACACCTGGGCCATCGCGTTGGCCTGAGCCTCGGCCGCCGAGAGTATCGCGGGCGTGCCGGTCTCGGCACCGGAGTACCGCGACGTAATCTTGCCAGCCCAGCCGTAGCTGGTGACGTTCCAGTTCGTCTTGTCGTGGCTCGAAACGGTGATGTCGGAGTAGGTGCCGACATCGAGCGCGCGTGCCAGCTTCTCCGAAGGGTAGCCCTCGTACTTGGCGGACGCGCCGTCGGCGGGAGCCCAGACAACCCACAGCCCGTCGGGGCGCGCGGTCGAGAGGTAGTCGTTGTAGCGGTACCGATCGATCAGATTGTCTCCGCGCCACAGCTTGCCCGACGCGACCTCCTTGCCGCGCAGGCCGGAGTAACCATCGCGCAGCACCCACTGCGTTTCGCCGTCCTTGGTGCGCTTGGTGACGTTGTAGACGCCCACGTTGGACGGCACGGCGGCCTCGCCGCGTTCGCGAACGTCGGGAAGATCGAAGCCGTAGTAGAACACCTTCTTCGCGTATTCCGACGCGCGCTCGTTCGAGACCGACGGCAGCAGCCCCTTGTCGCGGAGCGATTCGTAGAGCCGCAGGAACACGCGCGGGTTGACGTCCGACGTGGAGTAGACCTTGAAGCCGTCGCTCATGGCGCGCTCGGCGCGGTCTGGGTCGGTGATCTTCGACGGCTCTTGGCCCAGCAGGCGCACGACCTCGGCCACGGTAGGCTTGCCCTTGGAGACCTCCTCCAAGTCTGAGTAGAAAGCCCCGTAGAGGTAGCCGATCCGCGTCGCGAGGATCGCCTTGCCGATCAGAGCGTCCCACGGGATCTGCGACTCGACCTCCTTCGCGGCCTTGCGCTCCTTGACCTCTTCGCGGACGACTCGGTTGACGCCCTTCAGGATCTTCTTGGCGGCGCGCTCCATGCCGAACGCGATCTTGATGTTGTCGGTCAGCGCGTAGGCGTAGCGCTGATCGTGCTTGCCGAAGCCCTGCATGTGCGTGACCTCGTGGATCACGCTCGCGCACAGTTCCTCGATCGAGGCGTCGCTGCTCAGGTCGTAGTAGTCGCCCTGGACCTCGTACTCCGGGTACTCGTCACTGCTCGACTTGATGCGCTTCATCTTGACGGGGTTGAGCAGCAGCCACTCGGTCCCGTTCTCGCGCAAAGAGCCCGCGCCCATCACAAGCTCGTTGCCCTCTTGGTCCTTCTCGGTGTCGAAGATCCACCCGACTCCGAACGGAGTGAACATGCCCAAGCGCACGAGCGCGTACTTGCAGAGTTCCGCCCACAGACGGAGCAGCCGCAGGTACTTCGGCTTCATCGTCAGCGGGTTGAAGTCCTTCGGCATCTTCCAGTTGTCGAGGTTCTGGTAGACGAACAGGTCGGGCTTCCAGGCCGCAAACTGGAGAGCACCCGCCAGCTGCTCTTGGTTCACGAATCGGCTGTCCTTCGCCATCGAAGCGAACGTCTCCGGCAGCGGCACAAGCTCCGGGGCCGACTGATCGATCGGGCGCTCGTCCTGGGCGGCGTCCGCGGCGGCCTGCTCTCGGTCGAGGAAGTTGGTGAGGAAGTCCAGCGCCGTCTTCAGCTGCCCCTCGGTTAGCTCGACGTTGCCGCTCTTGGTGGTCTTTGCCTGGGTCAGGTCGATCTTGATCGCCATCTCCGCGCCCATCTGGGCGGTCTTGGCCTTGCGCTTGGCGCGCTCCTCCTCGGCCACACGGGCACCTTCGCCCTCGCTGACGTTCAGCGGGCCAGTGCCGGTGTAGATGATGCGCTGCTTGTTGCGCTCGGCCCGCTCCTTTTTGAGAGCGCTGAGAGGATCGACCGCAAGCTCTTCGAGGTAGGCGTTCAGCAGGGACGCGGCGGAGGACGAAGCGGCGAGCGCGTCACGCTTGCGGGTGAACACGCCGCGCGGCGGAGCCGTGATGTCTACGAAGATCGCGCCCTTGATCTTGGTGTCGATCTGCTTCTCGAACATGAACACGCCCGAGCCGCGGACGAAGCAACCGTTGCGCTTGGAGCGTGGCTGCCGCCAGATTTCCATTCGGCCGACCTGCTTCTTTTCGATGCTCTCCGTGTGCGGGATGCTCTTGCGGTACAGGCCGTTCTTGAAGTCGTAGAACTCGTCGGAGTACGCGAAGGTGTGGGACCGCTGTTCGCCGTCCTGCACCCAGTTGACGGTGTAGTTGGTGATCGTGATCTCGTACTCGCGGACCTTGTCGCCGCCGATCAGGTCCGCGCCCACGCGCTCGCCGTTGACGAAGACCCGGATGCCGCTCAGGTAGCTCTTCTCCAGCACGCCGAGCGCGAAGCTCTCGTTCGTGCATTTGTGGACGGGCATCCACACGCGAATCTCGGTCCCCTGAAGGAACGGCTGGCCCGACTGGATGCCGGGGGCATACAGCCTCTGGTGCTGCCCCGTGGCAAGCAGGTCGCGCGTGCGGACCTCGTAGCGGTACCAGGGGACGAGGATCAGTTCCTTGGCATCCCCGAAGCCGCCGACGGCCCCCGCAGGCTTCACGGAGCCGCCGAGGGTGAAGAACGCGCGCTTCAGCGTGTCGCGGTCCATGCCTGAGCCGTTGTCGCGGCAGACGCACAGGATCGCCGGTCGAGCCTCGCCGGTATTGGGGTCCGTGTAAGTCGCCTGGGACGAGGACAGGTCGATGCGCGTCGCGCCCGCGTCGCGGCTGTTCTGAAGAAGCTCGCGCCAGAAGGCGGCCTCCCATCGGTCGTAGGCGTCAAGCCTTTCGAGGAAGTAGAACTCGGTGACGCCCCACTCCTCGCCGCCGTCCCCGTCGTTGCGACGCATGCGGCGGCCGTTGCGCGCCATCCGCTCGACCGACTGCTCGGTGAGGTACTCGATCTCCACCTTCTCGTTCAGAAGCTCCTCCGGCAGCGGAGCGTCAGGCTCGGGGCTCTTTGCCTCGGGCAGCACGGTCCAGTGAAACACGGATCCCTCTGCGAAGAACGTCTCCTCGCCCGGCTGCACCAGCGGATGCCACGTCATCGACCGCGCCACGAGGTAGGCCTGCTGGCCCGTCGTCGTGTAATACTGGCCCGGCATCGACAGGTGGTCGTCCACGTTCCCGATGCTCTCGATGAACATGGGCTCGGGCGGAAGCGGCGGCGAAGCGCCCTCCGGGTTCCGACGTGGGCTTCGAGACGTGCGGCGCGGGGTCCGGCTGGTTCGCTTGCTCATGGCGGCGATGATGCCACGGCGCGCGAAACGCAGCACGCCCGGCGCGCATCGCTGCGCGTCGGGCGTGGGAACGACCGGCTGGCCGGTTCAGAACGAGAAGTCGTGGTACTCGCTCCGATGGCCCAGGGAGAGCCCGTTGCCCTTGCCGCCCGTTCCGGCCTCGCGCCAGCCCCGCTTGCCGAGGCGGAACTCGCGCTCAGGCGCGGCGAGGTTCTCGGAGTACTCGTACTCCTGACACTCGCTCATGCCGTTCTTGTCGATGCGCTTCGCGATGCACTCGCGCACCCGGCAGGTCTTGCCCGACGGCGAGACCCAGGTGACGGTCGCCGCGTGGCGATCCGTCCAACAGAGGACCGTCGCGGGCATGCCGACGACGGGGACCGCCGCGCTCACCGAGAGCGCGTTCACCAAAGAACCGAAGCCGTTGACCATGATCCACTCCTCGCGGCTTGTTCGCCGCTTGCCCCGGCAACCGCGCCGGACCCTCCTGTTATGACCTGCCCAGCGCGGCGCGCAACAACTTTTTTCAGCGCGATGCGTTTTTTCTGGACGTCGCCTTCCGGGGACGGCGTGAGGTCCGTCGAGCGTTCATGGCGAGGCCCGCGGCGGCGAAGTAGGCATGGGGGCCGAGCGACACGATCTTGGGGTTCCGAACCATCTGCCACTCGTCCGACCCGGTTCGCCTAGCTTCACCCGCCGCTTCGAGCTTCTTCCAGTACGCCGCGTTCTCCTCGGACGTGACCATCCCAGATCCGAGCCGAAAGTCGCCCTTCGACCGAAGCCATGCAGCCGCCGCGTTGTGGAGCGCGGTCGAGACGCCGCGGCGACGCGCGAACGGTTCCACATGAACCTGCGACACGCCCACGACGGGCATGTCCTGCGTCTCGTGATTCCACGGAAACCAGAGTGACCCAGCCTTCTTCCCGTCGAGGTGAGCGACGAAGAGCTTGTATGGGCCGCTCGTTCCGAGACTGTCGTGCCTCCCTGGCACCTGCTCGACTGTCAGGCCGGTTGAGTTGGGAGCCAGCCCCTTCTTCGCTCGCTCCTCCATCTTCACGAGCCGCGTGTAGTAGTCGGGGAACTCGCGGAGGTGGTCGAGCGCGATGCGCCCAGCCTTGACCGGGCCGACGCCGTGCTCTGACTCGACGCGGATGCCCGTCGCAAGCTCGCTCAGGTTCACGCGCGGGCTGCCGAGCCGGTGCCAGACCTCCTCGACGCTCATGGCGCGGCGACTCGTCCGCTTGCGGCGCGGGTTGAAGGCGATGAAGTCCTCCGGCTCCGCAGGCGCAAACTTGCTGGGGTCGAAGCTCAGGTCGAAGTCGCCGGAGTCGTCCAGCGCGTACTCGCCCTCGCGACCTCCGTGGGCTTGCTCGACCTCGTACTGCTCCTGGGCCGCGCAGTCGGACAGGTACTGCTCATAGGTCTGCCGCTTCATCTTCGCCAACTGCCGCAGGACCGCTCGCTGCGTGATCGTGCGGTACGTCCCCTCCTCTCTGGGGGCCGTCATCAGCATGTGATAGGCGTCTTTGTAGGTGTGCCCTACGCGGAAGTCTTTGTAGCTCAGGCCGCATGGCTGCGTGGGGTAGAAGGGAGAGGAGATCATCGGCCCCTCTGGCGCCTTCGGCTCCGCCCTCTTGCGCGTCCGCTTCTTCTCGGACGGAGCGGGAGCGACGACCTCGACCGGAAGAGCGGCTGCCGCCTCTGCCGCGCGCTCCGCCTCGCGTCGAGCCTCGCCTCGACTGACAGCGCCCTCCGTCGTGCGGGTCATCGACCTGACGTCCATGCCAGCCCGCGCGGCTCGATCTGCGACCGCACGAAGAGCAAACAGGTACTCCTCGGTCTGGAAGTACCCGTACTGCTCGGCGGCGACGGCCAGTTCGGACACTACCCGATCGACCGCTTCGCTTCGCTTGCCGCGAGACGTTCGGACGCCACTACGCATCTTCGGCATGAATCACTCCTCAACGGCTCCGGCTGGTGCGCTTCGGACGCCGCGACGTTCGCTTCGGTTTGCGGCTGGTGCGCCTGCGGTTCGGCGTGATCTTCCACGATGTGCCCAAGCTCGGCAGCACCTTGGACCCCGACGACAGCTTCATGCCCATCGACTTCGGCAGGTCGGTGTAGACGTTCCGCGGCGAGCCCATCGACTGCTTGTCCGCGTAGTCCAGCATCTCGACCGAGTAGCCCTTCTCGGCGGCAAGCTCGAAGATCAGACCAAGCGCATCCTCATAGAACCGCTCGGCGTAGGGCATGAGCAGCGCAACAGCAGCGTCCACCTCTTCGGCAGACAGCCCCTGAGCCGCAAGCTGGCTTCGGAAGTCGGGATCTTTGAGCCCCTTGCGAACGCCGCCGACGTCGCTCTGCACTTCCTCGACCAGCCAGGACCGCTGCGTGGACGACGCGCAGTACCGGACCCAGCCGATCGTGTAGAACGGCTTGCGCTCGACCGGATGACCACTGCGCTTGCTGACGTCGCGCAAGGCGTTCAGCACCTTCTGCTGCTCGGGGGTGTACCGATCATCGATCTTGATGTTCAAGAGCAGCACATCGTTGGCATCCGGGCACAGACGCTGCGCGGCGCTCTTGTACTTCCGCTCGGTGACGTGCCACTCGAACGGCGTCTGCACCTTGCCGCGGACTTCCTGCACGAGCGCTTCCGAGAAGTCCCTGCCGCCCGTCAGCGACTTCAGGGACTCGAACTCGGCCGGGTACGCCTTCTTGAAGTCCCGTGCCGAGCGCGGCGTCTCGGGCTTGCGGAACTTCAGCAGCGGTGCCGCCTTGCGCCCCAGACTGCGGGCCTCACGCGAAACCACCTCTTCCGAGGGCGGCTCGAACCCTGCGGGCCAGAGCGTGCTGTCGTCCCATGTCGCCCCGCTCAGGTTGGCCCCGCTCAGGTCGGCCCCGCCCAGGTAGGCCCCGCTCAGGTTGGCCCCGCGCAGGTCGGCCTCGCTCAGGTCGGCCTCGCTCAGGTCGGCCTCGCGCAGGTCGGCCTCGCGCAAGTAGGCCCCGCTCAGGTTGGCCCCGCGAAGGTCGGCCCCGTACAGGTTGGCCCCGCCCAGCTTGGCCTCGCTCAGATCGGCCTCGCGCAGGTCGGCCCCGCGCAGCTTGGCCTCGCGCAAGTAGGCCCGGTACAGGTTGGCCCTGCTCAAGCTCTCGCCCGCAGCGACCTTTGCTTCGACCTCTTCGCGTGTCATCGGCATGGCACCCGAGGATACCCCGAGGTAGCCTGGACGCGCCATGCGGACGGCCATCGTGACGAAGGGCGAGCACCGGCTGCGCTGTCTGATCGCAGACACGCCCGAGGAGCGAGCGGTGGGGCTCTCGCGGAGCGCCACGGTACCCGCGGACGGCATGCTGTTCGACCTGGGCAGGCCGCTCTACCAGAGCATGACCATGCACGAGACCGCCATCCCGCTGGGGATGGTCTGGATCTCCGAGCGCGGCGTCGTCGTCGGCACGGTGCCCCGCGCCACGCCGTTCCGCCCGACGCCCTACCGGCTGCCCTTCGCGGCCGGTCCTGCGAGGTGGGTGCTGGAGGTGTCGCCCGACACGTTCGCGCGGTGTCGCTTCAGACCGCACGACCGGGTTTCGATCATGCTGCCTGCCAACCTCTGATAGGATCCCGCCGTGGCCTCACGATACGAGATTCACTTCGGCGTCTCTACCTTCGGCAGTCAGCAGCAGCTTCGATCGGTCTCGACCGCGAGCCTGTCCGACCAGCTTCGCGGCACGCTCGGCGCAAGCGAAGAGGCGAGCGACGATCGCATGCTCGCGCTCGTGGCATCGCTGCGATCGACGCTGGAGGCGGTCGCAGCGGGCACCGCCACCGCACAGGATGCTGCGACGGCGCTCGCTGCGCTGACCACGCCCTAGCCGCGCAGGCTCATCGCCCCTGTAGAGCAGCCCGACGCGCGGCGCTCTGGAGCGAGTCCATTTCGCGGCCCACCGCGTACAGGTCGCGCGCGGCACGCGCCTGCGCTTCTGGCGGAAGCGCCGCCAGGGCCTGCCGAAGATCAGGGAAGCGCCGATAGGCGGCTCGCTCGATGGAGCAAAGCGCCCGCTCCGTCTCAGGGTGCAGACCGCTCATTCCTTCCCCCAGACCTCGCGCTCGGACACGCCGTCCACGCGCAGAATGTCCCCGAGGTACTCCCCGGTTTCCTCGCCCCACTGCTCGCGCGGGGCAAGCTCCTGGCCCGCGCTGTTGTAGTCGCGATGGCAGCGTTCGCAAGTGTTCGTGAAGCGGTCAAGCTCGACCTCGCAGCCGCACTCGCACAGGCCGACGCGGGGCTCCACCCAGCGGCTCACCACCCGGTCGATGCGCGGCTCACGGAGCGTCCGTGCCTCCTCGCCGCGAGCACGCGCGAGGTTCGCGCGACCGGCGGGCTGGAGCTTGCTCTCGTCCACCGTCCCGTCCTCGGAGCAGGGGAACGAGTAACCCGCGCCGGGGCAGTCCCGGCGCTCGAAGAAGATCATGTAGCTGACGCTTTCGCAGTCCCGGCGCTGGCGGAGGATCTTCACGACGCCACCTCCGCCGAGAGGCCCTTGCGGACCATGCCGAGGAGCATCGCCTGGACGCCGCGCAGCGTCGGGTGGCCCTCGCTCTGGGCGCTGTCGAGGCAGCGGCTCGCGCTGCGCCGACGATCGACGCGCAGCAGGCTCGCGACCGCGCCCCGCTCAGTGACGCTGACGCGCGCCTGGAGATCGTCGCGCAGGTCGATCACGACCGTCGCCTCGCCCGTGCCCGCCCACGAGGACGTCCGAGCGATGCCCGCGCAGCCCGAGAAGAGCCGCTCGACCCGCTGCGCGAACTCGCGCCGCGCGGCGGCCTTGGCGAACGCCTCGTCCGCTGCCGCACGGGCCGCTGCGTCGCGCTGCGGCGTCGCGCGGAGCCACGCCTGCTGCTCGTCGGTCGCGCCGCAGCCGCGAGCCAGGATGACCGCCTCCTCCCAGCCGCAGGCCCCGTAGGCCACGAGGATCGACGGGCTGACCGAGAGCGTCGTCCCCGCGCGAGCGCACGCCTGGACCGCGTAGCGGATGCACTCCTCCAGGGTCGCGCCGCGCGGGGTCTGCGCCGCCCGGCCGCCCGCGATGTTGCTTCCCATCACGTCGTGGATCGCCCACCCGTAAACGTTGGTGGCGAGGCTCAGGCTGCGCTCCCCGAGCGTGTGCGCGCGACGCTGGGTCGCGCAGAGCACCTCGTCGGCCTCGCGGTACGCGCCGCGGGCGCGGAGGCGCTCGCGCTCCGGCACGACGGCCGCGTAGAGGGCGCGGATCGCGCCATCGTCGCCCAAGACGATCCGCAGGGACTCGCGCGTCCCGTCGTTGCGGACGGACTCCTCGACGCGGGCGAACCCCGCGGCGATGACGCCCGCGATGAGCGCTGCAACCTTCTCGAACGAGCCCGTGACCGGCTTTTCCTGCTGCATGAGTTCCTCCTGCTCGCCATGACCGGCGAGTCGAATGAATCATGCCACGCGCCTCGAAAGCGCGCAACAACTTTTTTCAGTCCGTCGCCACTTCACTCGGACGGCGGTTCGGCCGGGCGCGGCCCCGGCCTACAAGCGAGCCTTGCGCTTGCTTCCGTTGAAGCGCAGCGAAAGGCCTGGGCGCCCATCGCCTCCTCCGACGTTCAAGTAGGAGCCCGCGTAGCCGCCGCCGAGCGACAGCACGGGGTACTTGTACCCGAGCCATCCAAGGCCACCGCCGATGAGCAGTGCGGCGATGCCGATGCCGATCGCCGCGTTGTCGGACAGCGTGGACGTAGGAGCCGGTGCAGGGGGCGGGGTTTGTCCCAGCGATCTGGAGTAGCTCACGAGCGCCTCCCGGTGCGACGGCGACGGTTCTTGAAGACGTGCTGGGTCAGCAGCCGATGCTGGCCCATCGCGCTGCCGACGATCGCCACGATGGCACCGCCGATGATGCCGCCGAACAGGACCACGTTGGCAAAGGTGGAGCGCTCGGACGCGGGAGGCGTCGCGGCGGGAGGTGTCGCTGACGCACTCGGCGCGGGAGCGGGTGCATCGCCAAGGTAGGAAGTCGAGAGCGTCATCTTCAGTCCTCGGAGTACGCGGGCTGCGTCGTTTCGTTCGAGTACATGTGGAACGCGAAGATCAGGGTGCCGAGCACCAGCGCCACGGTCACAAGCGGCGACTGCTCGCGTCGGCCTTCGGACGAAGGCGCGGGGGGCGGGGTTTGGCCCAGGGGGCGGCGGTTCATGGAGTAGCTCATGCGGTTGTCCTCGAAGGCGATCTTAGCTCGCCGCAGCCCGCACGGACAGCATCGCGTCCTTGGCCCGCGTCAGTTCCTCGAAGCGCGCACGGGCTCGCTCCTTCTCCTCCGACGGGGCGCCGGGCGGGACCATGTCGGGATGGCACTCCAGCACCGCGTGCCGGTACGCCTTCTTGATCTCCTCGACCGAGGCGTCCCGACCGATGCCGAGCACCTCCCACGGCTTGCGGCGCGTGCTGCCGCTGGGCTGCGGGCCAGAGCCCCCAGGACGCTGCTGGCCCGCGCTGCCGCCTCCGAAGGGGTTGCTGCCGCTGAACGGTCCTGCGCCGGATGCCGCGCGCCGGGCAGCCTGCTCGGCAGCCGCCTTGGCCTTGGCCTGGAGCGCCGCCCTCATGCGCGCCTCGGCGCTCTCCCACATGAAGCCGAAGCACGCCTTGCACGAGCCGTAGCCGTTCGTCGGGTGGACCATCTCCATCTCATCGACGGCGAACTGGCCCCGGCACGCCGCGCAGGTGAACTGGCGGCCCAGGTACTCGGCGGGCAGCGCTGCCTTGACGTTCCGGTTCGCCCCGCTGAAGAGACGCTCCGCGAACTCCAAGGCGCGATCCATGAACACGTCGCTGGCCTGCTCGGCGGCAGCAACAGCCGCGGCAGCGGCAGCATCCTCGAACGAACGGGGTCGCCTGGGCATGTCAGACACCCCTACCACAAGAGAGGGAGGGAGCCAAGATCACAGGTAGCGCATACCCGCCTCAAAGTCCTTCTCGTAGAGTCGGCGGGGGCTGTAGGTGCCATACACCTCGCCGTAGCTCGCCATGTGATGCAGATGCCCCTCCACCGCCTCGCGAGCCGTGTACGGCCCCGAGTCAAGAAACTCCCGCAACGAGTTGAAGTGGAAGTACCCGATGCCGTTGATCACCTTGATGATCTGCTTGGCCGAGTCATCCCAGGACACCTTCGGAGAAATCAGACACTGACCCTTCTCGCAAGAAACGATCAGGTTGGCGGGTTCAAGCGTCTCTTTGATTGTGTGCTTGACGGCGTTTTCGTGCGCCCGGAACAGCGCGGACGTCAACTCTTGCTCGGCCTCCAGGCCCTTTTCCTGAGCAAGCTCCTCCGCCTTGTCGGGGTCCATTCCCTCTTCCTCGGCGTCCTGCATCGCTGACCGATAGGCGTACCCATACGCCTCGCTGGTGTCGAAGCGATCGAAGTCCCACTGGGGGATGCCGAGATCCTTGCAGAGTTCTTCGAGGCTGATCTTGATCGGGCGAGTGCCACCCTTCCTGCTTGAACGCTTCGTAGCCATGCCGCTCTCCTTCAGAGGACGATGATCGCCCCAAGTCCGTCGCCGGAGTCCCCTAGCCCGTCGCCGGAGTCGCCCATCGCGCGACCATAGCCGCCCACGCCCGAGAGCCGGTCCATCATCGGCCCGAGGTTACGCCGCGCCCCAGCGACCGGCAAGCGCTCATAGGCGAGGTGGTGCGTGTAGTTCATCGGCATGCCGACGTTGAAGTCCGGCCCCCAGCCGTAGGGCGCGTAGACCGCCCCAGGCGGGCTCATGCGGAAGCTGTACGGGTCCACGGCCTGCGCGAACGCCGTCGTGGACGTGAACGCAGGCTGGCCGAGCGCGCGGTGGTAGCTCACCGCGACCTCCGGCTCCCGCGCCGACGCGAGTTGCTCTGCACCGCGGGCTTCAGTTCGCCCGTCTTCTTCATCGCCGCGAGCAGCCTGTCCTCGTCCACCCCGCTCACCACGCGGCCGAGGTTGATCCACATGTTGCCGCCGGTCTCGCACGACCAGTACTCGTTCGCCTTGTCAGCACCCTCGCTGAAGAGTTCCAGCAGGTCGTCGTCGCTCACCTCGTACAGAGCGTCCTCGACGGTCTCGG